GGTTGTATAGCTTTACTAACTGTACCTAACTCAACGTCACCAATTCTTGCTGTACCTGCAACTGTTCTTAAACCATCAGGTGCTAAAAATATTAAGTCACCACCAATTTCTTGAATGCTATATCCACTTAAACAACCTACGTTCTTTGTAACTGGTACGATTGCAATACTACTATCTGAATTTATATTTATAAGTTTAAATATGCTATTTGTACAGAATATAAATAACTCATTACGGAAACCTCTAACTCCTTCTATTTGGTCTTCAACGACTATAGAACCTGCACCACTTCCACTAAAGCTTGTAGGGTCTAATAACGAACTATAAAATATTGTACTTAAATTATCTTCAACACCTGCAACAATTAAATGTTTATCATGTGTCGTAACATATTTAGCATGCTTAGTTCCTGTTACAGTAATTTCTTCTGCAAAAAAAGTTCTACTAGCTAAAGCATCAGTACCTTCCATTCTAAAGATGTAAGGCTTGTTTGCTCCATCTGCAATAATAACTTGACCATAATCATATGTAGGTCCATCAAACAAAGTAAACTGGCATTGTCCTTGCCCAGTTCTAGTTAGCGTACTACGTCCTGTAAATGCTGTATGGTCATCTCCGCTTCCTGATACAGAAGCTCTGCCTATGTTTAACCAATTTTGTCCATCATTACTAAAAAAGATTCCAGTAGATGCAGTTACGATAACTCCATCAGCATAGGTAAATGTGCCGAGTATATTTGTTGCACTACCTGTAGGTCTTGTAGCATTAGTCGTACCAAACTTTTGATAACCATTTATACGTCTGTATCCACCCTCTGTAGATACTTCAAAGTTTCTTAAATCTTTTGCAACTCCGGGAGTCTTAAGTAAATCTATAACATTAGATGAACTTACTAGTCCTCCATTAACTGCAACTGTATATGGTTGAGATGCAGGCATATTTAGAAATATCTCCTATCATCTGTCATATAAGAAGGACTAGGGTTAATTAAATTAGACTTCATTTGTCTCATACCTTTTTTATAATCATCTAAAGCAAACGCTGCTTGTTGTGGGCTTTCTTTAAATTGCCACACATAGTATCTTGTTCTAGCTGTTATTACATTAGAGTACTGGTCAGGAAATACTATTTCATCACTATAAGCTGATAAAGCTGTGGGTGCAGCGTATGCATAAAAATGCACATTATAAACTTTATCAGGTATAGGACTTAATCCAAACTTACGATGGTCTGGACTACGAATTACATATTGAGGTTCTCCGTAGTTTTGTGAATCTGAATCATCTGCATTTTCAGAATCTCTATAGTATCTTGTCCAATCTTCTAATGTAATAAAAGATAAACCTTTTGAAACATAAGGAGCTGATTCACCACTTACATTTATTGTTGTTATATAAAAATCATCCCAATCAATAGATGAATAATCAGTAGTAATACTAGAACTACCAGATTTTAATGTGTACCATCTAGTTCCTGCTACACTTGGTACAGTTACATTACCATAAAAAGGGTCTGTTTCTCCACTAGCTGCAACTGCAAAGAAAGGAAGTTGTGGTTCTTCGTTTGCAATATCTTTAATAGATTTATTTATACTTTCTTTAACAAAATTTTGAATTCCTTTAGCACTCGCAAATGTTGCTGCTGTTAATTCTATTTCATTTAATTCTCTTAGAATATCGTTTGCTAATGTTAAGTATGTAGTTGCCATTATTTTTTATGTTGTTTTTGAACTGCAAAGTTAGCGGTAAGACTTGCACCTTTATGTTTAACAAACTTACCTGTGTGCTTCATTAATTTATGTTCTTTACCATCTTTCATCCAATGGTATCCTTTTGGTGCTGTTACTTTCATATTAACAAGGTTTAGCTTTAGGCATTCCACCATCTTTGTACATCATCCGTCCACCATGACCTTTCTTTTTTCTAGCCATGCTACCATCCATTTTCTTCATTCTTTTTTCTTTATACATTTTTTTCCTTATAAAAAAAGAGGAGGAGTCCGAAGACTCCCCCAATTTATGATTAGTCGATTCCGTAGAATGCACCTACTAAGGCTTCGTCTCTAAGTACTTTCGCACCATAGACATGAAGACCTCTAACAATGTCACCAAACGATGTTGGGTCTCTCAACACTTCTGTTGAAAGAATTGTGTTAGCAGTTGCAGTAGACGATATGTGACCACCTAAACATTTACCTGCAGCATTAGATGTTGCAGCAATGTTGTTAGATTTGTACATATCAAATCCACGTAATTTTCCACTTGAAACTAAACCATTTCTAATAGAACCTTGACCTGCGTTGAAGTCTACAGATAATAATTTAGAAGATGATTGACCTAGAACTTCGTAGAAGTCAGGACTTCCAACGAACCATCTACCTTCTTCAGGTACATTTTGTTCGTCTAATAGTCTTGCCATTCTAGCCATAAGGTCTAGAGGGTCAGTTTCACCAGACTGTCCTAAGTCAGCAGCACCAGAGCCATCATAGACTCCTGCTCCTAAATCAGTTGCACTATCAGCACCTAAAACGTGATTAGGTGATGAAGCAGACAAGCCTGCAAACATAACAGCAAGAACTGCTGCATCATATGAATCTTTCAATGCATACGCAGCAGAACTAGAAGCTACTTCTTTGAAGTTGACATGTGACATGTTAGTTTCAATATCATCTACGATGAATTTGAAAGCTTTAGCACTATCAACAACCAAAGTAATTTCTTGGTCTGTTAGTCTTGTTTCTGTGGTATCGCTATTTCTTGTGTAATCAGACACAGAAATAACGGGTTCTTTGATAATCTTTACTGAGTCTCCGAATGAGGATATCTCACCGGCATAGTCGGTGTTAGTAATAGCTTCAATTACCGAGGCTTTTCTAAAAAAGTTTAAAACCTTTTTAGAGTAAACCGAAGGTAAAAAGAAACTATTAGTTTGTCCTGCTACGGAGTTAGCAAAGTTAGCATCAGTATCCGTTCCGGGTTCAAAAAATTGAGCCATGATACATTCTCCTTTGTTAAGTTATAGTTTATTTTGTGATTCTGCCTTCTTGCATAGCGTCTGATATTTCCTTTTCGTATTTATCAAACTCTGCCATACTCAATGCAGCAATCTCCCTTTCTGACCAAATCTTTTCCTGTCGTGGGTCAACATTTGTTGTTTTAGTTGAAACCATGTCAGCAGCCGATTGTTTGGTCGGTTTAGAAATTGACTTTTTCTTTTGAGAAGATTCCATTCCAAAATCTTTTTTAAACAAATCAAGAGCACGAGAAGCTAAATCAGCATCATCAGTATTTCCTGTTATCCATTGTTGAATAGATGCAGGTTGTTCTTTTGTCCAATCTTGAAAAGTATCGCTATTTTTAATATCTTCAAAATCAGGATGTTTATCTGCTAACCTTTTTAAAGCATCACGTTGTGATAATTCTTGCTCTCTTTGTTGGAGTTGACTAAGACGTTCTTCTAGAACTTTTGCCTTAGATTCACTTTGTAAGTGAGCTACAGTTTCTACCACTTCGTATACATCAGGATATTCATTTTTAAATTGTTCAAGTTCTTCTGGAGATTTAGGAGTATTATATTCAGTTCTATTTTTAGTAGCTTCTTCTAATAACTCTTGTTCTCTAGACTTAAATTCATTAAGTTTAGTATCATAATGTTTCTTTAAATCATCATATCGTTTTTTATAGTTAGGACGTTTATAAGGTTTATCCTCACTTACTACCTGTTCTATTTCTTCTACACTTTCAGGTTCAGCATTAGCTTGACTTTCTGGTGTAAAAAATAAACTATCTGATGATACAAAAGGTTTATCTTCTATATTGTGCCATTCTTTTTTTGCATTATAAGGATTGGCTTCTTCTTCTTTTAAGACTTGTTCAGTCATTTTCTTATCTCCTACTCAGGGCTTCGTTCACAAGGTAGCTCTATGTCGACTAGAGGGCTTGTTTGTAAAGGTAGCCTTTCGGTTATTATATAATAGAGTGCCTAATATTTAGGGTAGCTCTATATGTTATTAGCTTCTTACGTGTCGTTGATTTGGGTCGAGCATCATTCTTTTTTTAATTTCATCACCTACAATATCTTTTTGTTCTTGCCTTGCAGCAAGAGCAGATACTGTGGGTCTTGAAACTCGAATGTTTTGTTGTTGTGCTGCTTGCACAGGCATTTCAACATTATCCTCTTCTTCAATCTCTCCACCTTCCGCTACTTGTTGTCTTCCGTCTGCACTAGCTTCTGCTTCTTTCATTACAGCTTCTAAATTATCAGCTCCAATTTCTGCAGTTGCTTTTGCAGTAAAGACAAACTCTCCATCCGATAACCTTGCGGGTATCGAATCGGATACTCCAGAACCCGGACCTTCAACTGGTCCAGACCCTGCGAATTCTGTTGCAACGTCTATTACTTTATCAAATATTAATGATAGTTTATCGTTGCTTTCTAATTGTTCCATTAAGAAGTCTTCTTCTTCTTCATCTAGAGCTTCATCTAATATAAAGTCTAGGTAATCACTTTCCATAGTTTCATCTGAAACCATAGGTTCTTCCATAGGCATTTCTTCTTCCATAGGAATACCTTCTTCCATAGGCACACCTTCTTCACCAAGCATCATTTCCATTTGAGAATTAATATCTCCACCTTCTGCTTTTTTAGCTCTTGGTGAAGGTGCTGCTAAAAAATCACTTTTTCTATCAGGTCTAGCATACATTCTTGGTTTATTTTTTTGTTCTTTTTTATCTTGTATTATATGAAGTTTATGTATTTGAGAAATTAAATTTGCTGCTTTATCAGTAAGACTTCCTTGTGTAATTCTATCATCTAAAATTTTATTAAAATCTTTTTTATTATCAATAGAAGCTTTTAAAATTTTATCTCTTTCTTTATTTAACTCAATTATTTCTTCTGTTAAATATTCATTTTGTCCTGTAGGGTCTATATATCGTTTAGCACCACCCCCTTCATTAAAGACTCCTCTTCCTTTTAATACATCAGCTTGTGTAACTTTTCCGTCACCTGTTAAGTCTGTTAATTTTTTCTTAGCCATTATTATTCCTGTCTATTAATTGCTTCTAGTACTTCATCCTTCAACTGCTCTAGGTGTACCACTAAACGTAGTTTCCCCTGACTGCGGTACATCTCCTGTTCCGATGTTGCCACCGCCAGTACCTGTACTTCCAAGGCTTTGAGGTGCTTGAGGTGTTCCTGTAGGGGCTCCCATGTTTCCGGGTTGTTGACCAAGAGGGCTAGGTTCTTCGCCTGTTGCTTGTTGAGCATTTTGCATTCCTATAATTTGAGCCATAATTGCAGCTTCTTCAGGGTCATTGAGTATTTCATCAGGGTCTAAATCTAAGCTGTAGGCTAGTTCACTAACGAGTTTAGAAATTTTAACAAAAGGAGCAATAGCAGGGCTTTGTGCAGTTTGTAAAAACATAGTAAGCCTTTGGCTTCTAACTTCTTTTTGCATCAAGCTATTTGTTCCTGTAGCTTTAACTTCTAAATCACCTTTCACATCAAGACCACCTTCAAAGAATTGCATATTCCATTGGAAATATGATTCTCCTAAAGGCTTTAATAAGAAATCATCAAGATTTTTTATTACTGTTTTGATGTTTAAACTAGATGCACCTAACAACATAGACATACCTGAGGCAGTTCTTGTCATACTTTGTACACCTGTTTGTCCATGAGAATAACTAGGTATGCCTG